CGGCAGCCGCACGAGTGATCGTGTAGTCCGTCAGCAGGCACAGGCAGCTGAGGAACGGGGTCGCCCCGGAAGTGGGCTCGATCTTCACGTTCCGAGCCACCACCGTCGCCGAAGGCACCGTCTTGAACACGTCATGCGACATGCTCGCGGTGCCGGAGTTGAACACGCCGTTCATGGTGACGGAGTAGTCCGACAGCAGCAGCAGCCGCTCGTGCGCGGACTTGTCGACGCCCGTGATGTCCTGCACGCCGCGGGGGGTGGCGAACTGGAAGTTGGTGAGGTCGTTGCTGATGGTCTTCGCGGATGACGCCGCATCGTCAACGATCACTGTGGCACCGAGGCCGCTGGTCTTCGTGGTGGTCATGTCTAGCCCCTCTCAATCTGTGTGTTGATCTTGTCCTGGTGCTCGGCGAAGTCGTTCGCCCAGTCGCCGCCGTTGACGAACCTGCGGATCGTCCCCAGGTTCTGGCGGAAATCGCCGCCCCGCTTCAGCAGCACATCCGGCTTGGTACGGTGCTCGGCGAAGCAACGCTGGTACGGCTCGAACCGGAACACCGTCAGCGCGCCCGCGTGCAGCTCCGTGAACGTGCGCCCGGCCTTCCGGCGTATGTACGCCGCCTGCTGCGCCCCCAAAGCCGTGTGCTCGTCCACGGACGTCTCCCAGCCCTTGGCCCACGCCTGACACCCCGCGTCCTTGCACGCCGTCACCACGGCGACATCGCGGGTCGCGGAGATGGAGTACGTGATGTACGAACCCACCTCCATCGCCGGCTGAATACTGCGGTCGATCATCAGAAGCTCTCGTTCGCGATCTCGTTCTTGTGGATGGCCACGTTGAACGACAAGGCCGTGAACCCGGCTGCCGTGGTCAGCGTCGCCGCGATGTACCGCCGCACCGTGGCCGTGTTGCCGATCGCGATCCGCTGCATCGTGTGCGCGGCCGTGGTCTGCGCGAACGCCAGGCTCGTGACATCCGTGAACGTCACATTGTCCGCCGAGTCCTGGATCTTGATGGTCACATCGGTGCCAGTGAAGGCCGTCACCTGCAGGTACGCCTGCGCACCGAACGACAAACTCGCCGTCGAGTCCCAGCTGGACGGCAACACCAGCACCTGCACGTCATCGACGTAGTGCACCTCCGACCCGGCGCCCGTCGCGGCGGCCTTGACGCTCACGCACCCCCACGCGGCCGTCGCCGGGGCCGTCACCGTCCCGGACTCGATCGTCCACGCCGACGACGAGTCCGCCGCACCCGACCCGTACGTGGTCGACACCGACGCGCCACCGGACGTGAACCAGTGCACACCGACCGAACACGTCCGCGCCGACACGGCGGCGCGCAGGTACGCCTGCACGTTCACCTGGCTTCCCGGCACGACCGCGAAACCCTGCGTCAGGATGCTGCCCGCAACACAAGACTCGGCGACCATGTCGCCGCCCGCAGTCGAGGTCATCGACATGGAGTCCACGCCGGTACGCGCCTGCGCGGCGGTGTCGGCCACGGCGCAGTTGGTCAGCGCCACCCAGTTCCCGATACCGGCCTCGAACCCGGCGTTCTGCCCGGTCAGCGAGTTCGAGGCCGTGTACAGGCCGGCGGTGAGCTGGTTGCCCCACTCGATGCCGAAGCCGTTGGGGACCAGGTCCACGGCGACGGTCAGGGAACCGCCCTGGGCCCGCGTCGGGTTGTAGTCGACCTGCTTGGCCACCATGCACGCGGCGGGGGCCCCCACGGCGGTGCCGCGCAGGTACGCGGCGGTCACATCGGCCGTGGGCAGCGCGGAGAGTACGGGGTGTTCCTGTCCGGCGGCGGGGTCGAAGAACGCGCTGAACGTCATTGCGCCGTCGCGGAGGCCGCCGATGCGCTCATGGGCGGATTTGTTGATGGCGGTGACGTCCAGAGTGGCGATGCCGCCTCCCACCTTCGACAGGGAGCCCACATCGCCGGACAGGTCGTAGCCGCCGATCAGGAACCCGTCCGCGAGGCCGCTTGTCTTCGTCATGGTCAGGCTCCGTTCGCTTTGGCGATGAACACGTCGATGATCGGCTTTGCGATCGCGGGCGTCTTCTGTCCCACTGAGAGCGCGGCCCGGCGCATCGCAAAATAGCCCTTGAACCGGGTCGTGGCGTTACGGGTGCCGACGCCCTCCAGCCACGGCCCGTACACGACGCCGGAACCGGGCCAGCCGTCGTTGACGACCAGGTCCAGACCCCGCTGCAGAACGTTGACCTTCGACTGGTAGCGGGGCGGCTCGGAGGGATGCTGGAACGATTCGGTCATGTTCATCTGCCACTGGAACTCGGCGTAGGACGCGACTTCCTTCTGCACCGCCGTCACCGCCTCGGCCAGGTCCCGCTCGGCCACGCCGTCGAACAGCGGACCCTTCATGTTGATCGTGTAGGCCATCTACGGCACCTCCGAGAACAGATCATTGATCACCAAGGGCAGCGAGCAGTCCATCACCCGGTACACCGTGCCGTCCTGATTGATGTAGCCCGCCTTGGACCGCAGCCCCTGGGAGTGCTGCCCGAGCAGGTCCACATTCCGTACCAGCGCGCCCATCGTGAACCCGCCGGCGAAGACCGTCATCAGCGCCGCCGTCGCACGCATGATCAGCGGGTCGATCTGGTCGAGCGGCTGCGCCAGGAACGGCCGCTGCACCCGCATCGCCATCGTCACCAGACCCGTCACCGCAGCCAGCCCGGACGCCGCAGCCAGCGGGAGGATCTCGTCCACCCAGATCGAGCACGTCACCCCGGTCCCGGGCTTGGCTTTGGGCTCGTGGGTGTTGACCGTGTCGAACTCGCCCGTCGTGGCCGCGTAGGACGCGACGGCGTCGACGAGGGCCTGGAAGTCGTAGGCCATGTCAGACCGTCCGGCTTCTGGCCGTGCGGCCGAACTGGGCCAGGGTGCGGGCCCGCAGGTCCGGGAGCCCCTGCCCGATCTTCACGACCTTCGACGCGCCGTCACCCTGGACCTGCGCGTAGGCGCCGGTCTGCTGCGCCACGTCCACGATCGCCTCGGCCAGGGACAGCTGCCGCACCAGCGGCGGCACGACCGCCCGCGTCGCGGCCGCCGCCGACAGGTGCGTGGCCGCTGTCGAACCGAACGCGCCGCGTGTCACCGTCAACAGCCGCAGCGCGTACACCGTCGCCCCCGTGTGCGCGGCCAGCGTGGTGCCGTCCCAGGCGCGTTTCACCGACAGGCCGTTCCCGGCCACGTCCACGATCAGCATGCGTTCGGCGTCCAGCAGTAGCACCTCCTGCGCGGCGAACTTGCTGCCGTCGGTCACCGTCAGCAGGTTGTCCGCCATCGACGCCGTGCCCGCGCCGGCGCCCTGCTGCGTCTGCCCGGCGGTGACCACCGCCTTGTCCGTCACCAGCATCCGTTCGGTGCCGACCGCCATGATGTCGCCGACACCGATCAGCGCCCCGTTGGTGACCTGCGCCGAGGTGCTCGTGGTGTCGCCCATCGCCGCGCCCAGTGCCCCGGCCGGGGCGAACACGTCCTGGAACCCGAACTGGCCGAGGATGTGCACGTCCCGCTGCGGGGTGTTGCCGGTGCCGAACGTGGAGGACGTCGACCGGTTGATCTCTAGGATGTTGTACGGCGGCCCGTAGTTCGCCGGTTCCCACAGGAGGTTCCCTGCCGGGATCACGGTGGGGCTGGTGCCGCCGGTGGTCACGATCGGGACGGTGCCGGTGACGTCGGCGAGTTCTGAGGCGTCAAGGTAGATCTTCCACGGGTACGTGGCCTGGAAGTTGGGCCAGGAGAAGAAACGCGTGGCCAGGGTGGTGTAGAACACGCGGTGCAGCAGCCCGTCGACGGCGTCGGACGCCGCCTCGATGGCGTCGTCGACCTGCCAGTCGTTGTGCGTGGTCAGCTTGATGTCAGCTGCCTGCTTCACCCGCTCGCGGTTCACGTAGCACGGTCGCGTGATCGCCACCGTTCACCTCCTTCGACTGGACCTTGCATTCTCGTCCGATTACCCCTTGGCGGGGTGGCCTTGCGGAGCAGATATGAAGTTGTTCGCGGCCGAAGCCGAAGCCGCCCGGCCTGCAAGTTTCCCTACGCCGCCGCGTACATGAACGGGGTGTTCGCCGCAGCATTCGGTGCCGCGTAGACGGTAGTGCCCACTGTTCCGATGGCGGTCAGCGCGGTGGCGGACTTCCCGCCCAGCAGCGGTGTCGGTGCACCGGTTCCGGTGGTCATCGCCGCAAGCGGGAGAGGCCCCGAGCAGAGGGTGGGCTGCGCACCGGCCGAGTTGGCGATCATCACACCCAGGTAGTACCTGCCTGTGTATGTGGCCGTGTATGTCGCTGTCGTGGCGATCGAGAACCAAGTAGACGCCGCGATGGCACCCGTCAGCTGATCCGCTGTCGTCGCCACCAGCTTGTACGTATTGTCTAGGATCGCCAGCCACCAATGGACGGGGTTCGTCGCGGCCGTCGTGGAAGTCACCATCCCCAGGTGCCCGATCGCCTGACCCGCAGTCAGGAAAACCGACGCGATGGTCAGCGTCCCGGAGTCCGGGGCGATCGAGTTAGCGGCCTGCGTGTACTGGCACGACTCGGTGATGCTGGTGCTGGTAAACCCGCCGGTCGTGGCAGGGGAAGGCACCGGCCACACGTCCCCGGCCGAATCCCGGTAGAACGCCCCGCCGCCGGTGGCGTACAAGACCGCCCCGCCGGTCGGGTTCGTCGTCGGGACGCTGGTGGCGTTCGCTATCTGGATCTCGCCGATGCCGTTGTCACCCAGCGCCGTGGTCGAGCCGACGAGCGTGTTCAACGCGAACGCCGCATTGCCGGACACAGTCTCGGTCCCGGACACGGCCTGGTTGCCGGTGACGGTCAAGTTCCCGGTCACCGAACCGCCGGTCGCCAAAATCCCAGGAGGGTACAGGGGCATCAGGTCACCACCTCGTCGTCCGTGCGGAGCCGTTCGCCGACGCCCAGATCCCGTCCACACGCCCGGCGAACAGCGGCTGCGGGAACTCGTAGTACGCCCCGGCCGCCAGCTGCACCGTGAACGATGTCGTCGAGGCGGTGGTGCCGAACTTCACGTACAGCACCGCGGTGGAGTCGTTCCAGATCGTGCGCGCGTTGTCGTTCGATGCGGCCGCGAACAGGGTCACCGATGACGCCGAGGACGCCACGTTCGCCAGCGTGGCCGTCGTCGGCCGGGTCACGGTCATGCTCGCCTCTCCTCCATGGTCTACAGCCCGCTCATCGTCTCGGGATCCCAGTCCCGGGGGTACCGGAAGTCCCCCCACGGGCAATACAGCACGCCCATCTCCGCAGCCGGGCCCTGACGCAGCGGCTCACCGTCGAACGGGCACGCCACCGGCGGGATGCTCTTGTAGTACGTCACGTACTGCGACTGCTCGGCCAGCGTCGAGAACAGGTCCCAGCCGGTGACGCCGCCTGCCATCAGGACTCCCCGGCTGCTTCCTGCGTCGCGGCCGCCGCGGAATCCGTCTTCTTACCGCGCGCCGCTCGCGTCTTCGGGGCCGGGTCGGACCCTGTCACCGCGGGGTCTTCCTCGACCGGCGCAGCGTCCACCGCCCCGTCGCCCGCATCACCGCCGGCGTCTTCGGCAGGGGCGTCGTTCGGCTCCCAGGAGAACCCGAGAACCTCCCCGCCCTCCGGGCCGTCCCCGGCCACCCCGACAGCATCGCCGCCCTCCCACGCGTTCGACGTCCCACCACTGGTGGCTTTCGGCATCGCGTCCTCCTTCCTCTCAGGTCCGGTGTGCATCGGCGAGCGGGTCCCGCAGTGCGGACACCGCATGAACCCGACCGCGTACGTACCCACGCAGCCCAGACAGCCCATGCGGCCCAGCGGGATCGCCCCCATGTCAGGCAGCCACGATCGACGCGCCATCGGAGATCGGCACGTACGTGATGTGCCAGGCGATCACACCGTCCGGGCTGGTGCCGGTGGTGACCTGCTCAATCCCCCCGGCGTTGATCAGTAAGCCGGTCATCGCCGAACCCGCCGTCGGAGTGGTGACCGGCTGCCCGAACATCGCCGCCTTGCCGACACCCAGCACCGGCCCGTCAAGCTTCGCCCCGGTAATCGTGATCAGGTCACCGGCCGGGGTGTCCGTGGTCCCGATGTCG